ACCTACAGGGGAAAAAGTTTTTCACTACAAAAACATGACATAAGTCCTTCGGACTGTACCCCTTTTGGGGGATATTTGAAGAAAGACCTTTACAATAGTGCCTCCCAAGGGTAATATACTAGTGAAAGACCTAATATATGCTTATATGAGCCTTTTAGGCTTTATTAAGCGAAGGTCTACAAATGTAGCTGAAAACTGTATAGGTAAGGCTTTTTCTAGGTTAGGAGAAGGTTTGCAGGCTAACTTTAGCTATATAGGCGAAAAGGCGTAGTAAGTTGGCGGTAGTGTGGCCCCTTAGTGGCTAACTTCAGCGCCGTCCATATGCTCATATTCGCCCCAAGACTGTGAGACGGGGTTATCCCCGGGGAAACAGGATGTTCGGCGGGGTTCATCCAATAATTTAGGAGAAAACGTGTCCAATCGGAGGAAATCCGATGAGTAGAACGTACCGGAAGCAGATCCGAACGGGTCTACCATACCGGGAAACACAAGGAAAACGTCCGAAACAGGCTCTACAAGCCGAAATAGACGAAAATCTGAAAGAAATTCGCTCTCCCCTCTACAAATGGGAGAAGGAAAGGGAGCAAAATGCTACTTAGTGTCCTATTTACGCTCGCTGGGGTAGTTATTGCTCTTGCTGTGTGGCAAGTAGGCAGTAAGTTTATTCAGAAGCGGGGTAAGGCGGTTATCTTTCAGTGGGGTGAGTTTACAAATTTCCGTGAAGGGATACAAAATTCCCCTGTTCACGAAGATGAATCAAAAATGGTTCCCTACCAGGACTTCAAATACTGGATCAGACTCCATCCCAACAAGGGATTCAACCTCCCGGGGATAGGATATTGGTCACAATTTAGAGGACGGAGGCGCTAATGGCGCAGTTTGCTCGGCCTAGTGCCGATACCGTTAATACCGCTTGGGTTGAAGATGACGGCACTTCAGTCAATATGTTCCAGGAAATTGATGAATCTGCGTTCGATGATGCCGACTATATCAAAACAGCGGCTCCGCCTGGTGCAAATGAGTATGAAACTCTGCTCACCACGGTTACAGATCCGGTTTCCTCAGCGAACCACGTCATGCGTTGGAGGCGTAGGAAGCAGCCTGCATCCGGCTCAGCGGACATCAACCTCACAGTTCGGCTTATGGTAGGAGCGGTACAGATTACCTCACAGGCGGATAACACTCTGCCCACCTCCTTTACATCTACCTCGTATACCCTTTCCGGTGCAGAAGCGGATGCAATTACCAACTATGCCGATCTGCGGCTTGAATTTGTAGCAACGCAGGTCTAGGTCTAACATGGCTTTTCCGACCTTTGTAGCTGCGGGTACCCTTGTTGAGACCACCACAACGGTTACAATTAACCCAAATGCTTCTCATGCTACCGGTGATTATGAACTTTGTATAATTGAGACACAGAATGAAACTGTTTCACTTACAACTCCCGCAGGTTTTACTGCTCATCCTGGCTCGCCTGTTCAGTGTGCTAGTGGTACAGCAACCGTTGCAACACGGTTGACGGTGTTTGAGCGTATTTGGAATGGCTCTGATGGATCTCCTATTACAAATGACCCTGGGAACCATGTCATTGCCACAATCCTCTCATTCAGACGTTCTTCTGGTACCTGGGCAACCTTGGCAGATGCTCGATCAGCTACTTCTGGTACAGGCTGGACAGCCACACCGGAGACCGCCTCAGAGAATACTTCTCTCGAATGGACAGGAATCACGACCGACACCGCTGACCAGTTGATTATTCACCTAGTTGCCCAAGCTAAACCGGATAGTGCGGGTGGTACAGCGGAAATGTCAGCCCACACAAATGCCGCTCTAGCTTCAATCACCGAGCGGTTTGATGATGCAGCAGCATCAGGTAACGGTGGATGGCTCGGATGCTTTACAGGAACCCTAGCTACTCAGGGTGCAACAGGCAATTCAACAGCCACAGGCGCGACCGCTTCCTTTCACGCCAATCTCATGATTGGTATTAGGGATTCAGCACCGGCTGCTACGGTTCTCCCACCCAAACCCATTATTGTACAGTTCGCTGTACAGAGAGCTAATCGCTATTAAGGAGCTACATGGACGCTGTATATATTACACGCAACACAGTTTTTGCGGCAACCGCTGGCTCCAAGACAATTTTGAAGTTGATTACCCCAACAGGGTTTAACATCAAGATTCTAGAGTTGGCAATCTTCACCGACGGAGTTACCGCAACCGCAGTTCCGGCCACTTGGGGGTTGTTCACTTCAGACGAAACTACGGCAGGAACCCAGTCAGGTACCGCCGTTACAACCCAGGTTGCAGGGGCAGCTATTGCCCACGGACTCACGGTTGGTCAGAACTTCTCAGCGGAAGGTACAACCTATACTGTTGTGAAACAGGGTTATGTTCCACAGTTTATGGGTAGCTTGATCCTTCCCAACCCACTTGGGACAGAGGAGAATTCTCCTGCGGGACTCGCGGACTCCATTGGCCTCAATATCAACGTGACCGCCAATGTTAACGTGCTTGCCTGGCTCAAGTGGACTAGAGCGTAAGTCATGGCCCGTCTTGGGCGTGGGTACTCTTACCCAATATACTCCCACGGGTTCAAAGTTGATGTCCACGGGGAAATATCCTGGGCTGAATTTGAGATTCCTTTTCTAAATGCACAGGCTGAAGTCTCCTGGGCCGAACTTGAGGTACCGTTTCTCAATGCACAAGCCGAGATTTCTTGGTCTGAATTTGAGGTACCTACGGCGAATGCCCAATCGGAAATATCTTGGACTGAACTTGAGGTTCCAACTCTTAATGCTCAAGCGGAGATATCATGGGCTGAATTTGAGGTTCCTCTCCTCAGCGCACAAGGTGAAATATCTTGGGCCGAGTTGGAGGTTCCTACCGCTAATTCTCGGGCAGATGTCTCATTTACCGAACTTGAGGTTCCCACAGCGGATACACGTGCGGATATCTCATGGGCGGAGTTTGAGGTGCCTAATGCCAATGCACAGGCTGAAATAGCCTTTGCGGAACTCGAAGTTCCTTCAATTGCAGGCCCAGCCGGAACTTGGCGAGACGAGTATCTACCAGTAATTCTGTCCCATTCTTAAGGAGAAATATGGCATATCCAGCGGGCACGCCTAACGCTATTGCTGTGACCCCGAGTGATACCGTCCCGGTAGTTAGTCGTGATGGTGTAGCCCACCCAATCTCCGGCTTTTATGTTGGAGCAACCGGAGGGGCTGTCGTCGTGATTACTCCTGGGGGTCAGACGGTAACCTTTGCGGGTACAGTTGTGGGCTCCACTATTTGGGTTAAAGCGACCCATATTAAGGCCACAGGAACGGCGGCAACATCGCTAGTGGCTTTCTATTAAGCCAATAACATGGCCCACATACAAAATCCCGAGGATATTCAGTGGTGCGAGGAATGTGGGCGCTACTACAACCCAACTTCGCCGCATGAGTGTAATATGGCTCGGGTAAACGAGGAACGTCATCAACTTGAACGATTCCTCAAACGTTATCACGTAAAAGAGGAAAGCTAAGGCAGCCCCCTCCTGGGGAACCTCGAATCTAAAGGAAGGCAAGTATAATGGCCCTTGGGACAGTTACCAAAGTGAAAGCCGGTGTTTTCGGCGATCTTCGATATACAATTGTCGATGTTAGACCCACCTCTGGCGCGAATTACGTGGCCGGTGGTGCAGCTTTTGATGTCGCGCAGGTTCCCGGAGCAACGGGTTCCATTCTTGCGGTTGACGTTGTTGGTGGAGCAGTAGATGCTACCAATAAGACCTTTGTCGAGTGGGATGCGGTCACCAAGAAGTTGGTTGCTTATAACCAGACGGCGGGTACCGATGTTGGCCTCATTGAGGCTGCCACCAACGCCGATCTATCTGGTGCGGCGGAATCTAAGAGACTATTGGTTCTAAGCAAGTAAAGGAGGGCAAATGCCCGATTTCCACCGGGGAGACGGCATTACCCTCTCTGATGGGGATGTTGTTGACCTTCTGGCCCGATATCCCCAGAAGTTTTTGTGGTTTGCCCAACACGGCTACCACCCGCATTACTGGCAATTCCTGTTTCACACAAACACGAATCCAGAGAATACCAGGCTTTGCCGCTTCCGGCACCTTGTTGCAGGCAGGCGAGGGGGTAAAACCCTAGCAGCAGCCTGGGAAACAATCTTCTACGCGCTTCACCCCGAGGTATTCCACCAGGATCTCCATGGTACGAACTCGCGTAGACCGCTAGTGATCTGGGTTATGGCCCAGGACTACACGATGGGCCTCTGGTCTAAGTTGGCTATCCGCGAGGTATTGCAGGCAGCCGGTATGGTGGAGGATGTGGACTATAAGGAGAACCGAGGCCACCAGTGGATCGAGTTCGCCAACGGATCATTCCTGCTGTTTAAGACCGCAGACAACCCCACCAAGCTCAGAGGTGCAGGTGTGGACATCATGTGGATGGATGAAGCTGCGTTCATTGTGAATGAAGAGGCGTGGGACGTTAGTTCCCCGTCGCTCACCCAGACCCTAGGCATGTTCATTTCTGCTACCACCCCAGACGGAAAGAACTGGTTTTACAACCATTTCTGGTCTGACAAGGCGTTGGCTAACCCATCACACGGGCGTGTAGAGTATTTTTCTATTGACAGTCCTTACTACGACGTAGCGGAGTGGAAGCGCCTTGCAGAGGAGTATCACCCCTTCAAATTCAAGCAAGAGTTCATGGCTTCTTTTGATGCTATGGCGGGAAAGGAGTTGTCAGGTGAATGGCTACATTACTACGAAGCTGCGGAATTGGACGCATACCGTGGTCTTGATGGTTCATTCCCCGGTCTCACTATGTTTGTGGCTGTCGATCCCGCAATTTCTCTTGCCGATACAGCCGACCGATTTGCTATCTCAGCAATTGGAGTCACAAAAGACAGAAAGCAAGCCTATCTTGTAGACCAGTGGGCAGGTCGTATTCCGTTTCCGGAACAGGTAGACAAAATTAATCAGTGGTTCCAGAAGTATAGCCCCTACGGGATTGGTATTGAGAAAACCGCGTACCAGGCAGCCCTTGTTCAACAGGTTCAGCGACTTGAAGGGCTGCCACCCGTTGTCCCCCTATGGGCCAAGGGAAAGAAGTTTGAACGCATCCTGGCTATGACTCCATACTTTCGCACAGGAAGAATCAAGATTAGTCGGGATCAGTCGGATTTTATCAATGAGTGGGTTGGTTACGATTCCCTCAAGAAGAATCCCCAAGACGACTGTTTGGACTCAGTAGAAATGGCACTTCGCATTGCCGGAGTTCTTCTACCAAGTCAGAAACGCCCAGATGAAGCCCCTATCCTCGAAGGAGCGGCCTCTACTGCAAGTATGTGGGTTGAACTTGCAGCCAAAGCGGCCAGCAAGAGGAAGGATCTGCACACGATGGACGAGCATTTAGGAAGCGAGTGGTAATGAAACTTACTGAAGGTGGACGCCTACAGCGCCCAAATTTGTGTTTTCTGTGTGAGACCACACCGGATCACGGTACCAAGGTCATCGACACCGAACGTTATTTCGACGGACATCCCTTTAACCTACAGGGACGGCGATACGTCTGCGAGAAGTGCATCAACTCCATGTTGGTTCACTTTGACCTTGCTGACAGAGCAACCGTCGAGCGAGCGGAGAATGACACATTGCAGGCACAGAGAGTCCTACAGGGGCTCAAACGCCGCATTGACATTCTATTCAACGATTTGAGGCAGCTTGCCGAGAATCCTACAGCACTCATGGAGGAGATTGATGTTACACCGACGGGATCTGGAAGCGGAACTGTGGGTGAAGTCGCGCGAGTTGAAGTTGACCCAGGATCAATTGACGGTGGAGCGGGAGAAGACCTCTCTTCTGACGCTGAGAGTGGAAATCCTGAAAGAGGATCTGGCGAAACTGCTAAAACATACTCAGGAGCTAGCCTCACAACCAGTCCCTACGCGCAGTAAAACGCCCCTTTACATGAGTGAGAGCGAAGAAGATATCCGCTTTATGAAGGAAACTCAGCAGATTAGTATGGCTGAGGCCGAAGAGTTGCTTCGTGCGCTTGAATTTGACAACGAAATTGTCCTCGACTATGACGAGGATCTAAGCACAATCTAGGAGAACAATGGCTGATTCAGACCAGGCCGCAGGACAGACGAAGGATGTAAGTAAACTTTTGTCTGCCTCCGATCTCAATGAAAAACTGGACAGCCTGAAGCGTGGTCGCCAGTATCTTGAGGCTCAGTGGAAGCTGAGTCTCGCCTTCTATAAGGGAAAACAGTACACATATTACAACAAATCCCTTAAACGGTTGGAGTCCCTACCGGTGGAGGATGGCGAAAAGCCTCGCTACCGGGTGAGGATCGTGAACAATCAAATCTCGCCTGGTGCCCACGCGCTTCTGGCTAAGCTAACGAAGACCAAGCCGGTTACCCATGCTACAGCCTCGTCTGGCTCCGATGCGGACATTAAGGCCGCTCAGCTAGCCGACAAGCTATTGGAGCATTGGTGGACTGAGTTCAGTCTGGACGACAAACTGGCAGAAGCACTCCTATGGACTATTATCACCGGACAGGGCTATTGGAAGGTCACCTGGGACAAGGACGCCGGTAAGCAGATGCGCTTCCTACTCGACCCGAACGGCAACCCTATCACCGACTCTTCCATGCAGGATCTATTCCGTGCGGAACTCTCTAATCAAGGTATCCAGCCACAGGAGAAGGTCGTCTACATGGGAGATATCAAGGTAGAGGTTCTCTCCCCGTTTGATGTGTTCTGTGATGAATCTGCGAAGGTCTTTGATGAGGCCAAGTATGCCATCTGTGTTCATAACATGACGCCGGAGGAAATCAACAAGAAGTGGAAAGTAGACGTTAAAGCGGACGCTATTCCCTCGGGAAACGATGTTGGTTCCACGATGCCTGGTTCCGCGCTCAATGCGACAGAACCGAGTGTCAAAGGCGTCAATGTAGGCTACTTCTTGCCTCAGGCAACTATTCCCAACGGACGGGTTGTTACCTGGGTAGACGAACATATCCTTGAGGATGAAGCGTGGCCCTATCCGACCGACAAACTTCCCTTGGTCAAGTTCCCGGGCATTCGTGTGCCGGGCCAGATTTACGACATGGGAGATGTTGAAGGAGCTATTCCGATTCAGAAGGATCTGAATAAGACCATCAGCCAGATTGTCGAGTACAAGAATCTTACGCTTAAGCCTCGCGTGTGGGCACCCACCGGCTCCTTGACGGGTGTTAGATTGACTTCCGAGCCGGGAGCAATTTACGAGTACAACCTCATTGGCGACCACAAACCGGAGGTTGAACAACTTCCTAGTATGCCTCCATATGTCTTCGAGCACCTGAAGAACCTGAGGGACGATATTCGTCAGGCATTCGGGATCGTGGACATTACCGAAGGTACCCCGCCTCCGAACGTAGAGGCTGGTATTGCCATTGATCTCTTGCAGGAAATGGCGACAGACCGCCTTGCACCGAGGATCTTGCTCTTGGAGCGAGTCCTTGGACGGTCTGGCGAGCTCATGTTGAATCTGGCACAGGAATATTACAAGGAACCACGCCTTCTGAAGGTTTATGGTAGCGGTGGCAGTACCAAAGCACGCCGCTTCTCACAGGCTGATCTGAAGGGTGGGGTGTCTATTCACGTTGAGACCGGTTCCGCGCTACCACGCACCCGTGCGGGTAGGCAGCAGAGAATTATGGACTATGTGGAGAGAGGAATCCTCCGCCCAGATCAGGCGTACAAGTATCTTGATATCGCGGATCTGCACGGTCTCGGCATGACATTCCAAGCCGACGAAGATCAGGCATATCGTGAGCACGATAGAATCCTAGCAGGGCAACCAGTCAATTCAGTTGCTTTGCAGAACGCCCAGATGCAAGCTGAGAGTGGGCAGGCGGTTGGCCCTGGTGGAGAACCAATTACCGATCCGGAGGCAATTCAGAACTATATGCAGCAGGAGAGCCTCCGTCCACAGCCCTTCGAGAATCTACAGTCCCATTTGGACGTTCATGCACTGTTTATGAAGTCCACTGAGTTCGAGACATTGCCGATGGAGGTCAAACAGTCCTTTATGACGCACTTTGCTCTTTCTCAGGAAGCATTGGCGCAGATGCCGAAACCCATTGAGTTCAAGCCGGTTACCCCGACGTTGCAGATTAAGAGCACCGCAGGGCCTACCGCAACGGCTAAGATCCTGGATCGTGCAGGCATTGATGTTACGCCTGAGGATATGCAGGAGCCGCCGCTTGAAACGTGGGTGTCGGATAGTATTGACAAGATCGACCAGGATGAAGCGGGTAACGATCCGCTTACTCCGCTGGATATGCAGCTTAAGTCTACGGAAATCCAGGCTAAGTTGGCAGATGCAGCAATTCGATCCGGTACCATCGCGCAACAGAATCAGCAGCGTCAAGAGCAGCACTTCCAGAAGTCGGGAGGAGACGCTGGCCTTCAGGAGCACAAGGAACGCAAGGCGAAAGCCGATGCAGACCTAGCTGAGAAGAAGCTCAAGGAGTCCTCGTTCAAGCCAAAGCCGAAGTCTAATGGCTAGGAGAACGTACACTGATCGAGAAAAGGCGGTTGTTTACGCCGAGCTTCAAGTGAATGAAGGCAATGTAAAGCGTACAGCGAGAAACACAGGAATTGATGCTTCCGCTGTTCGACGTTGGAAAATGGAGTGGGAGGCGAATGTAGTTCCCCAGAGCATTATTGCCGAGGTGGAACTAGTAGCCTCCGACTTCATTTCCGATGCTGTCCGAATCCGAGGCAAGCTATTGCAGAAGTTGGAGCAGGTGTTGGATAGTGGCGAACGCGCCACCATTCCGCAACTGACTACCGGCATCGGCATCCTCTCGGACAAGATCCGTGCATACGAGGCTATCTCCGAGACGACCAGGGTGGAGCATACGCTCGCCCTTCCCCCGGTTGAAGAACTGCGGGAACTGTTTTCAGGGCTAGTTGTCGGTATGCTAGACGCGGCCCGGACACGGGCAGCAGAAATCGAAGCGTTTGAGGAGCCAGTCTCGACTGAATATCGAGAACTCCTCCCCGCAGAGAAGGAGTAACATGTCAGAATATGATGCAGCTTTGGGGGCCTTCCAGGCTCTAGAGACCGATCCGTCGGCTCAGGAGGCCGGAAACCAGCCCGATGCGCCAGCAGGCGCGCCAGGAGCGGCACCTGTCGTACCGAGTCAGCAGACTCCACCGGAGCCTGCCTCAAAGAGTATCGACATCAGCGGTCTACCTGAAGAGGCGCAAATCTTCCTGCGAGCGCGTGAGCGTGAAATGCAGGCGGATTATACGCAGAAGACTCAGGCGGCTGCGGCGCAGAGGGCTGAAGCCGAACAGGCTATGCAGTTCATCCAGGCGCTTAATTCAGACCCACAGTTCGCCCTACAAGCGTACCAGACCCTAGAAGCCCAGCTAGCGCAGCAGGGCTACCTCCAAGCGCAGGAGCCTGAGGAACAGTACGATGAATACGGGCAGCCCGTCGGGCCTGATCCCTATGAGGAAAAGATTGCTGAACTTGAGCAATGGCGTGACCAGATGCAGGATGAGTGGCAGACAGCTAACCTGTCGGCTCATCTGGATCGGCAGATTTCTGTTATTCAGAGTCAGCATCCAGATTGGACTCAAGAGGATATGCAGTCCGTTATCGACCTGGGATTTGCAACGAACGGTGATCTTATGGCCGCTTCGGCGCAATATCAGGCGGTGCAGGATCAAGTCCTCGCCCGGTATCTTAGTAGCAAGTCTTCGGTCAATACTCCGGCTGCATTGCCTTCGGGTGGTGCAACTCAGGTGCCAGTGGTACCTAAGACGGAGGAACAGACCAGGGCTGCTGCAATGGAGATCATCAGAGCTCAACTCGGTTAACCCCTCTACTCTAGGACTGTAGTTAAGTTCGATAAGAGGAGAAACTGATGGCCTTTCTAGGTGCATCTGTTGCCTCGACTCTTTCTGGTGTACTCAAGGACGTTTATCTTGGCTCCGTCGTGGAGCAGCTAAACAACGAGGTGTTGCTTCCGCAGCGCATCGGCCGTGAGTCCCAGGACTTCGCAGGCAACCAGGTTGTCCTCTCTGTCCATAAGCAGCGTTCTTCTGGCGTGTTCGCACGCGGCGAAAACGTTGCATTCGCTAACCCGGGTGCTCAGCTTTATGCTAAGCCGGTCTTTGATATTAAGGCGCTCTATGGGCGCGTTCGTATCACAGGACTCGGCCGCGTGAAGACGGCTACCCAGGCAGGCTCCTTCCTTAAGGTGCTTGAGGGCGAGATCAATGGTATGAGAAACGACCTGAAGATGGACATTGCCCGTCAGTTGTACGGAGACGGTACCGCTCGTATTTCGAGTGGTTCCGCTGCTGCTGCTAACGTCATCGACATCCGGCCTATCGCCGGTGGTTCTACCAATACTGCTGAGCCGCTTCGTAAGGGCGAAATCTATATTGGTATGCAGATTGACGGAGGCACGGTTGCTGCTCCTACTACCCGGTTCGCTGATCGTGGAGTTTCGGACGTGTCTGTGTCTTTGGCACAGATTACGATTGACGGTGCTGCCGTCACGATGACTTCCGGTACGGACTTTATCTTCCGACAGGGTAACGCCGTTGCTGGTGTTTCGTATGAAATTGACGGACTCGGCAAGGTGCTACCTACGGCAGCCAATACCTTCGGTGGTATTGATGCTTCTGCGGCGGGTAACGGATGGTGGGACAACCAGCGGATTAACGCTGCGGGTGCTCTTACGCTTGATCTTATGACCCAGGCTATCAACTCGGTGACGGTTGCCGGTGGAGATACGTCTGGCATGATCTCAAGTCCGGGCATTCAGCGTGCGCTGTTTAACCTGCTTCAGCCCCAGGTGAGGTATGTTGAGCCTATGACTCTCCACGGAGGGTTTAAGGCACTCGACTACTTCGGAGCGCCCTTTATCGTGGATCGGCAGGCTCCCTTCGGCAAGGTGTTCTTCCTTGCGGAGAAGGAGCTCAAGATGTTCGATACAGGCGACTGGAACTGGCTGGACGAGGATGGCAACATCCTCAAGTGGGTTGTTGG